ACCATTAAGGAAACTGCTATCGCGAATGCAAAAGCTGCTCTTGAAGAAGCGTTTACTCCACAACTTACAGCAATGTTTGCTGAAAGATTGAACGAGGACGAAGACGAAGAGCAAAATGAAAACTACGGCATGGAAGAAGAAGGATTAGAGGAAAACTTTAATCTAGATGAAATCCTAGCTGAGTTATCAGAAACTGATGACGCTAATGAAGCAATGTCAGACGACACAACTGAAGGTATTGATGAAGATCTAATGCTTGAAGAAATGTCAGATGAAGAAATTGAAGAATTAGTAATGAAAGTTATTGATGACATGATCGAAACTGGTAAGCTTATGCCTGGAGAAGGTGAAGAAGAAGATGAAGACATCGAAGACTTAGAAGACGTTGAAGACCTAGATAGTGGAGAAGACGTTGAAATCGAAGACGAAGAAGATGTTGAATTAGAAGAACTTCTAAACGAACTTTTAGGTGAAGAAAAAGAAGAAGACGTAAAAGAAGAAATGGTAAACGAAGTATCTGAGAATGTTTTAGCTATAATGGGCGCTTTATCTGCTTTAGGACTAGTTCCAATAGCAATGGCTACAGCTAAAGGACATGCAATGGCTAAAGCTGGTAAATTCGGAGAAAAAGTAAAAGCAGCTGTTGAAAAATTTGAAAAAATTACTATGGGCTCAAGTGCCGGATCTACTGGAGGTGGTGATTTACCTGAAGCTAAAGAAATGGAAGACACTATCAACGAGTTAAGAAATGAACTTAATGAAGTTAATCTATTAAATGCTAAGTTACTTTACACTAACAAAATCTTCAAAGCAAAGAATCTTACCGAATCAGAAAAAATAAAAGTTTTAAACACGTTTGACAAAGCAGAAACTGTAAAAGAAGTTAAATTAGTATTCGAAACATTGACTGAATCTTTCAAAGCAACAGCTAAAAAAGCACCAATTAAAGAATCACTAGGATCAGCTTCAAGAAGTATCGCTCCTGCACAAACAAAACAACCAATTATTGAAGTAAACGATGCATTTGCTCGTATGCAAAGATTAGCTGGTTTAAAAAAATAAAAATTAATACAAACAAAAACCCGATTTAAACAATGAACACAATTCAATCATTAGTCGAGTCTGCAAATCCATGGAAGTCACTTCAAGGTGACGCTGCTAGATTAGCAAACAAATGGAACAAAACCGGCCTTTTGGAAGGTTTAGGCGAAGACGTAAACAAAAACAACATGGCTTTGATGTTGGAAAACCAAGCAAAGCAATTAGTAATTGAGAGTTCTCAAACTAGCAATGGATCTTTTTTCACTTCAGGAACTTCTGGTGAAAACTGGGCTGGTATTGCATTACCATTAGTACGTAAGGTATTTGGTCAAATTGCAGCGAAAGAATTCGTTAGCGTTCAACCAATGAACTTACCTTCTGGTCTTGTATTTTTCTTAGATTTCCAATATGGTAATACTAAGACTCCATTCGGTCAAGGTAACTCTTTATATGGTCAACGTAATGCATCTGGAACATATCCATTCTCTACTACAGCTGTGTCTGGTGGATTATATGGAGGTGGTCGTTTTGCTTACTCTACTAACCAATTCTCAGCTTCAAATGGTGCTTTAGCTACCGCTTCTGCTCAGTATTTTTCAGCATCTACTGCTGGTCAAAAACAAGCACAGTGGGCTGCTTTAGGATATGATTCTGATTTATCAGCTTCTGTAAACGCAGGACAAATTTACACTTTAACTTTATCTACTTTAGGTGCTATCTCAGCTTCTTTTGATACAGATGCAGTTAGAGCGTTCTCAGTTTCTGCTTCTACTACTACAAACATAATCCCACAAAACGTGTTGTCTAACTACACTTCTTTTGATGGTACAAGTATCATATTCTACATAACTGGTAGTACTGCAGAAACTGCTGGTGCTGCTGGAGCCTTTACTCCAATATTGTTCTTCAACAAGAAAACTACTGATCAATATCGTGGTGATTTTGAAGATGGATCTACTTACGCTGTTCCAAACAATATTAGCGCTTCTGCAATTGCTATCCCAGAAATCAATATCTCTATGCAATCTCAAGCGATCACAGCTAAAACTAAAAAGTTAAAAGCTGCATGGACGCCTGAATTCGCTCAAGATTTGAATGCTTACCAAAACTTGGATGCTGAAGCTGAATTAACTAACATTATGAGTGAGTATATCTCTTTAGAGATTGATCTTGAAATCTTAGACATGTTAATTGAAGATGTTCCTTCAAGCAATGTTGAGTGGTGGTCAGCAGTTAACAACGTTACTGCTAACGGATCTACTTCACCTACAGCTAGCTTAGGTTTCTTCAATACTCAAGGTGCTTGGTTCCAAACTTTAGGAACTAAAATCAACAAATTGAGCAACAAAATTCACCAATTAACCCTTCGTGGTGGTGCAAACTTCATGGTGGTATCTCCAACCATTTCAACTATCTTAGAATCAATCCCAGGATTTGCTGCAAATGCTAATGGTGCTGAAGATATGGAATATGCATTTGGTGTACAAAAAGCTGGTCAATTTAACAGCCGCTACACTGTTTATAAGAATCCTTACATGACTGAAAACACTATCTTAGTTGGTTTCCGTGGTAAGCAATTCCTAGAAGCAGGTGCTGTATTCGCTCCATACATTCCGTTGATCATGACTCCTCTTATCTACGATCCACAAACCTTCACTCCACGTAAAGGGTTGTTGACTCGCTTCGCTAAGAAGATGTTACGTTCTGAATTCTATGGTAAGATCTATGTAGCTGGTTTGAACACCCTATAAGCTAACCTTAGATAATATCTAACAATTGAGCCCAGAGTAATCTGGGCTTTTTTGTTGATATTTATACACAAATAATAAGTCATGACAGATTTCAACCGAAGTGAAGAGGCAAAAAATATCTTCAAAGAAAAGAGGAAGCCTAAAAATCCGATTAGTTTTAAAATACAACTAAACGAGGAACAGAAAGAAGCAAAACAAGTCATCTTAGACAACCCAGTTACATTATTAAAAGGTATGGCTGGATCAGGTAAAACATTAGTTGCCTGTCAAGTGGCTTTAGATTTAATGTTTAGAAAAGACATTGAACGAATTATCATTACCCGACCTACAGTAGCGAAAGAAGAAATAGGTTTCCTACCAGGTGACTTAAAAGAAAAAATGGATCCATGGTTGGCTCCTATATATGCTAACTTACATATGCTGTATGATAAGACTAAAATAGAAAAAATGGTAGCAGATGGACAAATTGAAATTGTACCATTTGCATTTATGAGAGGTAGAACATTCCCAGATGCTGTAGTAATAGTAGATGAATGTCAAAATATTACTCATGGTCAAACAGAAATGATATTAGGTCGCCTTGGTAAAGGTGGTAAAATGATATTCTGTGGAGACATCACTCAAACAGACTTAAAACAAAAGAAAGATAGTGGTATTGGATTTTTTACTCGTTTAGAGGCATCAATTAAAGGAGTAAAAGTAGTAACATTAAAAACAAACCATCGCCACGAGATAGTAGAACCTATACTTGGATTATATGCTGAGTACAGAGACTAGATATTTATAATTAAAACACAACATGAATATTCCTATATATCCTGGTTCAAGTTCATTTTTTCCTGGTTTAACACCCTTTGTATTTTATGACTATGACTATCAATTTCAAACTGACGCTGATAAAGTAGTTACATTTTGTGCTCGTCGATTAGGATATCCTATTATGGAAGTTGAGTTACAAGACTTAAACTTTTATGCTGCATTTGAAGAAGCAATTACTACTTATAGTAACGAAATCTACGCTTATCAAGCGGTAGATAATATGTTAACACTAGAGGGTGCACCTGCGGGTACAAGTGTAAATAACGCGCTTATTACGCCTAATCTTGCCACAGTAGTACGTTTGTCTCAACAGTATGCTGAAGAAGCTGGTGCGGGTGGAAATGTAACTTATCATAGTGGAGCATTAGCCCTAATTCCAGGACAACAAGAATATGATTTAGGAGCATGGGCTGTAAGCCAAAGCATATCGGGCGGGATTGAAATTAAATCTGTATTTTACCAAAACTTACCAGCTGTAAGCCAAATGTACGCTCCATTTGGTGGATTTGGAGGATTAGGAGGAGTACCAGCCGCTGGTTTATATGGTGGAATGTATGGTGGAGGATATGGTGGTGGATACTTAATGATGCCCGTAGCATATGACGCTGCTGTAGTTCAAGGTATTGAACTAAGTAATACAATCCGTTTATCTGCTTACACTTTTAATATCATAAATAATAAAATAAAAGTATTCCCTGTACCTTCATTTAATGATGTTAGAGATGGATTTTTATGGTTTGAATATATTAAAGTACAAGATAGAATAAATAACAGTATTACTCAACCTGGTGGAAGCACAAGCAACCCAGATTACTTAGTAACTAATCCTTCCAACACTCCATATACAAACCCAACATATAGTTTAATTAATTCTATTGGACGTCAATGGATATTTGAATATTGTTTAGCGTTATGTAAAGAAATGTTAGGATATGTTAGAGGTAAATATTCTACAGTTCCTATTCCTGAGCAGAATATGACTTTAAATCAATCTGATTTATTAGCTTCCGCAACTGCAGATAAAGTAGCTTTATTAGAAAGATTAAGAGCATATTTAGGAGATATGTCTAAACAATCACAATTAGAAAGAAGAGCGCAAGAAAGTGATTTTAGAAGACAAGAAATTAACAATGTACCAATGACTATATTTATTGGATAATGGCAATATTTGGCTCGGCTAGAGATATATCAATGTTTAGAAAAATCAACCGTGAGTTGATGGGAGATGTTATTACTCAACAAATTGCTTTTTACAAATATGTTTTAGATAAAACTAAAGTAAACATGTATGGAGAAGCATCTGGTGGTAAATTCTTTGATGGTCCTGTATTATTAAATGCTTTAATTACTGTAGGTGATAATACAAGCCCTACAAATGAATTTGGTGTTGATTTTGACTGGAGTATTAGAGCGGCTTTCTTAAGAGATGACTTAGTAGATACTAATGTTCATCCTGAAGTAGGAGACGTATTATTATATCAAGAATCATATTTTGAAATTGATAATACAAACATCAAACAATTCTTTGCGGGTAAAGATCCTGATTATCCATATGCTCAAAATCCATTAAACCCAGGTTTAGAAAACTTTGGTTATAATGTTAGTGTAGTATGTGAAACCCACTATATACCAGCAGATCGTGTTAATATTATTAAACAGAGATTATAATGGCTAACCAAAGAAAAGTAACACCAAAAACACAAAGAGAAATAAGTGAGTCTTTACAAGAACCACTTACACCTGGTGGACCTGGTTTTTCTCCTACTGGTAATCCTAATGATGCTAATAAACCTAATAGGGCAGAACAAGTATCATTTAAGGATGATACTGTAAAACCTTTTTCTATTGGTTTAGAAGATTTAGATTGGGCTATAATGTATTATTTTCAAAATGTTATTAAACCAACTGTTAAACAAAATGGAGAGTTAATCCCTGTACCTATTATATACGGTTCACCTGAAAAATGGAAATCATTTCAAAAAGATGGGTATTATAGAGATTTAAATGGTAAAATAATGGCTCCATTATTAATGTTTAAAAGAAATAGCATTGATAAAAATAGAAGTGTAACTAATAAATTAGATGCTAATGACCCTCATAATATAACTGTATCTGGTAAAAAGTATAGTCAACAAAATGCTTATAGTAAATTTAATATCCTTAATGGGATTAAACCTGAGCAAACCTTATACGCTACAGTTGTACCTGATTATTTAACAGTAACATATGAATGTGTTGTATTCACTTACTATAATGACCAATTAAATAAAATAATTGAAGCAGTTGAATATGCTTCTGATGCTTACTGGGGAGACCCAGAACGTTTTAAATTTAAAACGAATATTGATTCATTTACGTCAACTATAGAACTATCAGATAATGGAGAAAGAGCAGTAAAAAGTTCATTTACTCTTAAAATGTATGGTTATATTATACCTGATACAATACAAAAAGATTTAACATTAATAGGTAAATTTTCAAATCGGAATAAACTTACTGTATTCGCAGAAACAGTAGTAGATATTAATAATTTACCAACACCTTCGTAATATTTATAATAAAAATGGAAAATAAAGTTTTAACACAAGAAGAAATTCAATCTTTAAAATCAATTCAACAAAACCAACTAAACTTGGTTCAAGCATTAGGAACAGTAGAGTATCGTATTCAACTTTTAGAATTAGATAAACAAACTCTTAAATCACAACTTCAAAAACAAATTGAAGATGAAACCACAATAGCTGAGGAACTTCAAAAAAAGTATGGTGATGGAAATATTGATTTGGAAAAAGGAGAGTTTATCCCGGTCTCATGATTTTGACATTCTTTAAGATATTTATCAACAAACAAACATTAATTTAAAAACAACATGGCAGAAACTTTAGTATCACCAGGTGTATTAGCAAGAGAGAATGACAGTTCATTCGTATCTCAAGGCCCAATAACCGCAGGAGCAGTTATTATAGGTCCAACAGTAAAAGGACCAGTAGAATTACCTACAGCTGTTACTTCATACTCACAGTTTGAGCAAATATTTGGTTCATCATTTCAAAGTGGTAGTCCTGCTCAAACATATTCTTATTTTACCTCAATAGCAGCTTACAACTATTTTAATAATGGTGGAACATCATTATTAGTAGCCCGTGTAGTATCAGGATCTTACACCTCAGCTACATCTAGTATCGGAAATGGTATAGGTGGTGCCGGAGGTGCTTTTTCTTCAGCTTCATTTACAGTACTAAGTGCTTATACAGCTTCTGGAGCTGGACAAACTTTTGGTGGAACAATTAAAATAAGTGTACCAACAAATATTTCTGGTGAAACTGTTAATTATTGGTTGCAACCATCATGGGGTGGATGGCAAGAATATGATGCTGGTTCTAATACTGGATATGTTAGTATGTCATTAACTCCAACAATAGATGAGTGGGGTGCTAAAATGGCAGCATTTATTAATAGTTCTTCTATTAATAGTGTTACAAACGAACTATATCCTTATTTCTCAGCTTCATATAATGCTTCAACAGATCTTCTTACTATACGAAGTAGAGAATCAAGTTCAGCCCCAGCATTAAATGGTACTGAAATTAGATTTGGATATAATGTTAATAGCTATATTTACGCTGGAGCTTCTAATAATGCTTTCTTAACAAGCTCAAGTTTAGGAGGTGGTTCAGTTGGAATATTATCAACTGCTTTTACTTTATCAACACTTTCTGAAGGTATTATAATGAACAGCGACAGTTCTCAAGACTCAGCTGGAGCATTACCAAGTGGATCAACAGATAATATTCGTTATCAAATTACTAGCGCTAATACATCTTCTGGAACATTTGATTTATTAATTCGCAAAGGTGATGACACTACTTTAGAACCAACTGTTTTAGAAACTTGGACTAATTTATCTTTAGATCCATTTTCATCAAACTATGTATCTAAAGTGATAGGTGATCAGTATTATACTTTACAAACTGATTCAAGCACTGGAACAAAATATTTACAATTAACTGGTAATTACGTAAACAAATCAAAATATGTAAGAGTAAGTGCTGTTAATTATACAACTCCAAATTATTTTGATAATAATGGATCATTTAAACCAGCATATACCGCTTCTTTACCTATTAATGCTAGTGGTGCATTTGGTGGAGCTGTTGGAACTATAATGGGTGGAGCTAATTTTTATAATAGTATTAATGGAAGTAATACTCAAGGTTTAGTAGGATCTAATTATAATGATATGATCGCTTTATTAGCTAACCAAGATGATTACAAATATAATGTGATATTAACTCCTGGTTTATATGATGCTGGCTATACTTCTCAAGTAACTCAAATTATAACCAATACTCAAAACAGAGGAGATGCTATTTACGTTATTGACCCAGTAGCTTATGGAGCAGGAAGTGTTACAACAGTTACAACTCAAGCCGCTACTAGAAATACATCATATGCTGCTGAATACTGGCCATGGTGTCAAGTTCAAGACCCAGCTACAGGACAAAACGTTTGGGTACCAGCTTCAACTGTAATAGGTGGAGTATACGCTTACAATGATAGTGTTTCTGAACCATGGTTTGCACCTGCGGGTATAAACAGAGGTGGATTGTCTCAAGTGATTAGAGCTGAAAGACGCTTACCACAAGGTGATAGAGATGTATTATACCAAGGAAAAGTAAATCCAATTGCTACATTCCCTGGAACTGGAGTAGTAGTATACGGACAAAAAACATTACAAACTCAAGCATCAGCTTTAGATCGTGTAAATGTTCGCCGTTTGTTAATTTCTCTTAAGAGCTATATTTCTCAAGTTGCTAATAACTTAGTATTTGAACAAAATACAAACGCTACAAGAAATCAATTCTTAAGCCAAGTTAACCCATACTTAGAAAGTGTTCAACAAAGACAAGGATTGTATGCGTTTAAAGTAATAATGGATGATAGCAATAACACACCAGCTGTAATTGATAGAAACCAATTAGTAGGACAAATTTATTTACAACCTACTAAAACTGCTGAATTTATTTACTTAGATTTCAATGTTACACCAACAGGAGCAACTTTCCCAGCATAAAAATCAATTATATAGATATTTATAATAAATAAAAAGACATGGCAATACTAGACGCAAACGAAATATTTTTCACAGCATTTGAACCAAAACAAGCTAACAGATTCATCCTTTATATGGATGGTGTTCCTAGTTACTTAATTAAAGGAGTAAACGCTGTAACATTAACTCAAGGTGAAGTAACATTAAACCATATTAACGTATATAGAAAAGTTAAAGGTAAAACTACTTGGGGTAATATACAAATGACATTATTTGACCCGATTACACCTTCAGGTGCTCAGTCAGTAATGGAATGGGTTCGCTTACACCATGAATCAGTAACTGGTAGAGATGGATATTCTGATTTCTATAAAAAGGACTTAGTAATAGACGTTTTAGGACCAGTTGGAGATATTGTAGGAGAATGGATTCTTAAAGGCGCATTTATAACAGAAGCTAACTTCGGTGATTACAACTGGGATACAGAAAACCAAGCGGTAAACCTTACAATGACTGTAGCTGTTGATTACTGCGTATTAAACTTCTAATCCAGAAATTACATTTTAAAAGAGCTCGCAAGTTTTGCGAGCTTCTTTTTTCTTTATATATTTATATATGACATTAAAGTTATAACAAATAAAAGATATGGAAAATAAATTTTCAACCCCAACAGAAACTGTTGACTTACCTTCACAAGGTTTAATCTATTCTGAATCATCTCCTTTATCAAGTGGTAAAATTGAAATGAAGTATATGACTGCTCGTGAAGAAGACATACTAACTAACCAAAACTACATTAGTAAAGGTACGGTATTAGATGAGTTAATTAAATCACTTATTGTATCTGACGTAAGTTATGAGGACCTAATAGTAGGCGATAAAAACGCCTTATTAGTAGCAGCTCGCATACTAGGATATGGTAAAGATTATAAATTTGAATGGGATGGTGAGGAATATAATATTGACTTAACTACTATTGAAAATAAACTTATTAACCCAAAACTATTTAAAAAAGGTGTAAATGAATTTAATTTTACTTTACCATCAACAGGAACTGAAATAACATTTAAATTATTAACAGGTGCTGATGAGAAGAAAATTAATGCTGAGTTAGAAGGGTTAAAGAAAATAAACAGAAACGCTTCACCGGAAATATCTACTCGATTAAAATATCTTATTACATCAGTTGGTGGAAATAGAGATCCTAAAGATATTAGAAGTTTTGTTGACCAACAATTGTTGGCTCGTGACTCCAGAGCATTAAAGGAGTATATAAAGGAGGTGCAACCAGACGTAGATCTGACCTTTTTTCCAGAAGGAAGCGATGAGAAAGTCTCAATTCCAGTTGGACTTAGCTTTTTTTGGCCTGACATCTGAGATAATCCCAATAGTTAGATCTAATTTATTTACTCAAATTCATGAAATAGTTTTTCATGGCCAAGGTGGTTATGACTGAGCTACAGTCTATAACATGCCTTCTTGGCTTCGCAAATTTACTTTCCATAAGTTAAAAGAACACTATGAAAAACAAAATGAATCACAAAATGAAGATTTAGGTTCTCAAACTAGTGGTATTAAAGAAGGAAAAGTTGAACTACCATCACACTTTAAAGGTAAACTAGGTAAAGCACCTAAATATTAATTCTTTATTTATTTAATATTTATCATATATACCTAAATTATGGCATTATCTAAAGAAGAAGCAAAAGAATTAGCAGAACAACTGAAAGTAATAGAAAAACTATCAGCTAGTCTTAATAAAAATATTAACACTACTAATTTAAAAGATTTAGAAAAAAATGCTGGTGTTATTAAACATTTATTTGAATCTTTAAATGAAGAATGGGATGAAATTACAGCCGATATTTCAGCCGCGGCTATTGGTTTTAAACAAATAACCCAAGAAGTTACTAATCAAAATATTGGTATTAGAGACTCTGTAAAAGGCTATAATAAATTATCATCTATTTCAGAAAAAATCCAATTCCATCAAAGAGGAATATCTGATTTATCTACTAAAGAAATAAAAAAGTTAACTGAACAAGTAAAAAAAGAAAAAGTAAGACTTGAGAATGCTCAAGAATTATTAAAAACTAAAGCAAAAGATTTTGAAGCAGATAGAATTAGTAATCTTAGTCTCCAAAATAATTTAAAAGCTCAAATTGATAAGTTAAATAAAAAGAAAGATATAACTGAAAAAGATCTTAAATTAGCTGATGAACTTGATGCAAAATTAAAAAAATCTTTAAAAGCTTACGAAAAAATTAATGAAAACATCAGTAAAAACGCAGCGGCATTAACCCAAAATGCAGCTATAATAGCTGATGAAGATGAGTTATTTAAAGGTTTAGTACTTACATTACAAAGAGTAGGAGACGAAGTAGCAGAAATTGATAGTCTTCTTGGTTTAGGTGGAGCAGCAGCCCAAGGTTTAAGCTCAGCTTTAAGTGGATTAGGATTTTCAGAATTAGCTACTAAACTTGGTATAGATGAGGCTAATGAAAAAATGAAAGAATTAGCTGAAGAAATTAGAAAAGCTGATGGAGATACTAATACATTCGCTAATAAATTTAAAGTATTAAAAGCAGGGATTGGTTCAATGGGTAAATCACTCATGGAAAATTTAAAAGATCCATTAGCTGTTAGTACATTTTTTGTTGATCAACTTATAAGTGCATTTACAGTTTTAGACGACTCAGCGGGTAAATTAGCTAAAAACTTTGGTATATCATATAAATCTGCTTTAGGAATATCAGACTCATTAAACACAGCTGCTAATAAATCTTATTTATTAAATGTTACCACTGCGGGTTTAACAGAAGCTTTCATTGAATTAAATAATCAATTTGGAACATTTGCTAATATAAGTGAAGAAGCATTAACCTCATACACTCGATTAACACAGGAAGCAGGTGTTACTTCTGAAGCTGCTAAGGCTTTATTTAGCACTACAGTACTAACTGGAAAAGAAGTTGAAGCATCTACCTCAGAATTCCTAGGTCAAGCAGCTGCTTTAGCAGCCTCTAAAGGTTTAGCTTTAAATGAAAAACAAATATTAGAAGATATACAACATATATCTAAAGCTACTTTACTAACATTAGGTGGACAACCTGAAGAACTAGCTAAAGCAGTTGTTGAATCTAAAGCATTAGGTGTTAGTTTAGAAAAAGTTGAAGCTATAGCTGGTTCACTACTCCAATTTGAAGACAGCATATCAGCTGAATTAGAAGCTGAATTATTAACAGGCAAAGAACTTAATTTAGAAAAAGCTAGACTAGCTGCTTTAAATGGAGACATAGCTACAGTAGCTTCAGAAATAGCTAAACAAACAGGAACAGCAGCAGACTTTACTAAAATGAATGTTATTCAACAAGAAGCATTAGCTAAATCTGTTGGAATGACTCGAGAAGATTTAGCTCAATCTTTATTAGAAAGAGAAGCAATGGCTAGATTATCTGGAGTAGAAGGTAAAAGTGCTAAAGAAAAATTTGATAATTTAGTTAAAGAAGTAGGATTAGAAGAAGCTAAAAAACGTTTAGGAGACGAAAATTTAGCTAATTTATACTCAGGCCAGAATATACAAGAAAGATTTGCTGCTTCTATGGAGAAATTAAAAGAAGTATTTGTATCATTAGCAGAACCATTAATGCCTGTTTTAGATGTATTCATGGGGATATTTGATGTAATAGCTCCAATAGTTGGGGTATTAGGACAAATGGTTAAATGGACTGTACAATTAGGTAAATACTTATTGCCTATATATGGTATATATAAAGGTATTCAAATAATACAAACATCTACTTTAGCTGTAAATAGAGCAAATTATGCTCTTAAAGCTTTACAATTAGGTCAAGAATCTTTTATTTCACGTGAAAAAAAGGTTCAAGGAATAATGGAAAAACAAAGTCTTGGAACTAGAGTAGTATACAACGCGCAATTATTATTAAGTTTAATAAAAGAACAAGGAATAACTGGTCTTAAAACTTATGCTTTAACATTAGATGAAAAGAGTTTAGCTAAAAAAGTAATAATGGCTAGCTTTAGTGCTGCTGAATTTGTTAGAGAAAAAATAACATTAGGATGGAAGAGAACAAGAAACTTATTAGAGGTTGGATACAATGCTCTTAAATTACAAGGAGCAACAATATCTAAAACAGAATTAATTAGAAATATAGGTACAGCAGCTATGTCAGCTATATCATCCCTTTCTAAAATCCCAGTTATTGGTTGGGCTTTAGGTTTAGCAGCAGCAGGTGTTTCTGTAGCTTTAGGTTATAAATTCTTAAAAGGTAATGACGTTATGTCTGCTGGTAAAGGATCAAATGGATATGGTAAACGTACTTTGTTAGCACCTGAAGGAGCAATAGCGTTAAATGATAAAGATACTGTTATAGCAGGAACTGACTTAGAAGGTAAAGGTAAAGGTAAAGGTAAACAACAAGCACAACAATCTTCTTCACCATCTATTAATTTACAACCTATGATAGACAAACTATCAGCTGTAGAGAATGTACTTAATCAAATACTAAATAAAAATAGTGATGTATATATGGATTCTACAAAAGTAGGAACAGCACTAAACATAGGTTCTGTTCAGATTCAATAATAGCTAATATTTATAATAAACCTTTAAAACATAAAAATCATGGGACTACTAGACATACTAACAACACAAGGATCACTACTAACAAATACTGATGGTCAAACTCCAACTGCATACAACCAACAAGTATCAGTTTTAGACCCAGCATCATTAGTAGGATCTCAATTAGATTTAGACGGTCAAACTCCTCCAAAATATATTGATAACTTACCAGGATAATGGGATTAATTGATTTAAGAACTGATCTTAAATCTCTCAGATATGGTAATGATCAAAGAGGAGGTGGTTCAAGTAACCAACCTTACATTACCACTCCCATACCTGAGGGTTTTGCTCCAACGTCAGCAGATTTTCTACTACGTAATGGATACTTAAACCCTGTTAGCTCTTTCCAGGATGTAAAAAGATTATCTAAGTTCTTTACTGATACAAAAACTCCTAGTGGGGTATTGTTTACTATTAAACAACAATTATTAGAAAGACAAAATCCTAAATTAGTTAACATTAATAGAATTTATAATCCATTAGGAACATTAGCCCAAGCTGGTTTAAATTCTTTAGGTTTTCATTTTAATAAACAAGGATTAAACCCAGTAGAACCATCATATTTTAATGGTGGTACTTATGGTTATTATTATGCTACTAAAGGATTAGGAGTAAATCCACAATCTCAATTCTTACAAGGTGAAGGATATGAAAATAGATTAACTTTAGCATATACTGCTAAAGTAGAAAAAAAACCATTAGGTTCTTTATCTATTAATCCTTTTGGTATATCAAATTTTGCAGGTGAAGGTATATTATTATCATATCCTGGTGGCCCAAACTCCCCATTAGGATTAGGGGTAACTAATATTAGAATTCAAAATCCTACTCGCACAGTAGATTTACCTAAAGATAGAACAATATTTGGCCTTAAATATGGTGGTACAGATATAGCTAATAAAAATTATTTAACATATCTTGGTACTCCAACTGTTAATTGGGTCTATGATCCTTCATATAGTAACGGAGTATCTAATACAACTATATCGGAATTAGACTTAGAAGGATACTCAGACGCATTCTACCCTAATAATAGTGTAGACGCTGTATTAAACCGAGATACCTCAACTAATATACCACCTAACTCAGGTAGAGGTGACAAGAGTAAGTTTAATTTAAATAATGGGTTATTAAAAACAGATCTTAATTACTTAAGACCAACAGGCGTAACATCAGCTAATGTTAATTGGATATACGATTCTAAAAGAATTGACTCTGGATCAGCTGTGTTAAATAGAGATGTAACTGTTAATAAACCTGAAGATAGAACAGCTAATAAATTTAATTTAAATGATGGACTACTAAAACTTAGCCCAGATTATTTAAGACCAACAGGCGTAACATCAGCTAATGTTAATTGGGTATACCAACCTATTAAACAATTAATGACTGATGCTAGACAAAGATTAGAGTCTAACGCTAAAATAGTTAGTAACATATCAGAAGAAGATGCTAAAATTGTTTCTGATGCATTGTTAACTAGAAAGGGAGCAGGTGGAAAAGATGCTCCTAAAACACTTATCCCTTCAAAAACAATATTAGAGCATAAAAGATCTGATGGAATTATTGATTCTAATAAATTAACAGAAGCATCTGATAAGTATGCAAAAGAAACTAATGTTCAACTTCCAAGTACTATAAGTAAAAATCTTTCTAAAAAAGCACCAAAACCAGAACGTTTCTCAGATGCAGCTATAATTGATAATGGTGGAACAACTCTTTTAGAATCATTAAATCCATACTACAAAATCAATACAGTTCCGGATCCTCAAAATCCATCTGAAGGTGGAACATTAGTCCCTGCCCCATATCCTAATATAGCTGAATTTAATAGAGAAACAACATATGGAACATCAGTTACATCATTTTATACAGATAGACCTCAATTAAATAATGACTCTATAAACTCAGATTACATACAACAACAATATGTTCTAACAACTGATAAAGATGGAGATGCTATAAATGATTTAAAAGATAAAGACTTAATTAGATTTTTCTTTGAAATTAATAATAATGATGCTGTTCAAGATGAGCAAAACTTTTGGTTATTCTTTAGAGCTTATTTGAATGAATTTGGAGATGATTACAAAGCAGAATGGACTTCTTACAAATATGTAGGAAGAGCTGAAAACTTTTATAAATACGCTGGCTTTTCTAGAACAATTTCATTATCATTCACAGTATACGCTCATTCAAGATTAGAAATGAAACCTATTTACCGAAAATTAAATTACCTTGCTGGTGTGACTGCCCCAAATTACTCAGAAGCTGGTTATATGAGAGGTAATTTTGTTAATGTAACTGTAGGAAATTATTTAAATTCTGTACCTTGTATTATTGAAGGTGTAAGTTTAAAACCATCATTCGATGCAGGATGGGATTTAAATAGAGATGTAAACGGAAAAATTATAAGTAGTGGTGGACAAGTAGAACAACCAAGTGGAGAAACTACTGCAGTTGAAGGAACAGATGCTGATGTAGGACAATTACCTAGAATGATTGATGTAACTTTAAACATTACACCAGTACATGCGTTTACTCCTAGATTCCATGCCCAATTTATAAATACACCAATGAATGATCCTCAAGCTGTTATCTAAAAATGAATAAATACCAAAACATACCAGTGATAAAGAATACTCAAGGTATTAGATACTATAGAGATAATAAATATCCTCAAGTACCTTTATCATCTACTGATATATATGTTGTAACAACTATTGGGGATAGATTCGATTTATTAGCTCAACAATATTATCAAGATTCATCATTATGGTGGATTATATCTATTGCTAATGAAACATTACCTCAAAACTCATTATATATTCCAACCGGTACTCAAATTAGAATACCAACAAATGTATCAAACATATTAAATGCTTATACGTTATTAAACACATAAAGTTATGCCTAGAGATATTATTGGTGAAAGTTTTAAACCCTACGTGGCTAAACAAATTGATGTTAGACAAACTGCGCTAGGTATATATAGAGAAAGAGACCCAGATTTATTAAAATATATAAATAATAATACATCTTGGGTTAGATTATCTTCTGGAGTTAATATAACCTATGAAAAAGCAAAAGAACTAGGAGTTACTAACTTCTCAGGTAATCTTTTAGCTAAAAAATCAGTATTATTTTCAGCTAGAAAATATGAAAATTATAGTGCTGGGGCATATGAGGGAGACTTTACTCATGGTATAGGTTATACTTTACAAAACCCATCATATGGTTACACACCTGCAATTGGTTTAGCAGGAAACGATTTAACAGAAGTAGATCCTTCTAAATATGGTCTAGTACCACCACCAGGTATAATATCAGCTGATATTAAATCATTAAATAGAGGTTCATTAAGAGAAGCTACGGTTGAAATAGTATGCCATAGTTTAGCTCAATTTCGAATATTAGAAGCATTATATTTAAAACTAAAATTTAGTATGTTTCTAGAATGGGGACATACTTTATGGTATGACAACACTGGTACACTTCGTAATGATATGCCCGATTGGATACATCAAGGTTTCTTAAATGGAGATTATGACCAAGATAAAATGTTGGAAATATTAGAACAAGAAAGAGAAAAATTTTGTGGAAACTATGATGGGTACTTAGGATATGTTAAAAATTTCGATTGGGAATTAAGACAAGATGGAGGATATAATATAACATTAAAACTTATATCTATAGGTGATGTTATTGAATCCCTAAAACTTAATATGAATTACCCAGGCGTAAATGATAATAGTACAGCAGAAGAACAAAAAAATCTTCCACCAGTCATGGTTAATAAAAATAAGTCTACAATAAATCAAATATTGTACGCTATTAGAAGTGAGATGGATCAACATGCTGAAGAAGGTACAATAAATGGATTTAATAATGGAGGAACTAGCGTTAGTTTATCAGCTAGTGAGATTGTTAGGATGACAAAAAATAATTCTTATTTTGATTTAATCAAACCTAATTATTTTGATCCTAAAGAAGTAACAGATTGAGATAAAGCTAGTAATATTTTAGTATATCAAGAAGTTATAAGAAATAAATATTATAGTTTATTAACAGACAATGATGGAGAATTTACTGAAGGTTATTTCTATTATATGAAATTAGGATCATTATTAAGAATAATAGAATCCTTTTTATTAAAATATGATACTTCTAAATCTAATGCTGATGGTGTTCATAAACCTATATTTTATATAGACCATGATTTTGATTCTAATTTATGTTTAACTATACCTAACCAAGGAAGTTCAGATCCACAAGTATGTTTACTAAAACCATCAGACAACTCAGCTCAAGGTGGAGGTAGTGGAACTGCTTCCGCTAAACAAACATACACTAAATATACTTATCTAGTAAAATCAGACATACTTAGTGACAAATATATCCAAAGAGAAAGTTTAACACCAGGTGTTACTGCTGATGATGCTGATTTTAATAGTTTTGATGCTTATGTAATTAAATATCCCCCTAATGAAATCCAAGGAGGAGAAACTGATGGTGATAAGTTTGAAAAAATTGAATTTTACGAAGAAGGAGATAGTAGTAATACCTATCTAACAACATCAGGTAATACAACATTTTATTTTGATGATTATTATTATCTTTACCTACCTGATGGAGATGGAATATCATATAATACTGAAGATGACATTGAAGTAGCAGAAACTTGGTGGACTACTAGTTGGATGGAAGGAGCTTCATCTACTGTAGATAATGCTAAAAACTTATCAGGTTTAGGTGATTATTTTAGAGTTAATGGGTATCCATTCTTAGGTAAATTTATGCATATCCATGTTAATTTAGATTATATAGCCACTACATTAGCAAACAACATAGATGAAGAAGGAAAAATATCATTATATGCATTCTTATCACAACTAATGAAAGGAATTTCAGATGCTACAGGACAAATAAATACATTTGAATTAATATATGATGATTTAACTAACTATTTTTATATAATAGATAGTAATACTCTCCCAGGAGCAGGTGAATACTTAGGTAAAAATACTATCCCAACAAGACTTAATGTTAATTTATTAAATGTAAATGAAGGTAGTTTTGTAAAAGAAGTATCAATTAAAAGTGAGTTAGATAATAAATTTGCAGCTACTATATCAATAGGTGCTCAAGCTAATGGTAATAAAGTAGGAGAAAACGCTACTGCCTTAAGTAAATTAAATGTTGGGTATGAAGATAGAATACTTAAAGAAAAATCTAGTATAATAGACTCTTCAACAGAAGACACAACAACAACCGATGGATCTGGTTCAATTTCTCCTCAACAAGCATATGCTAATAACTTAGCACAATATGCTGGGCTTATTAATAAACTCCAACTGGGAACAATAACACCAGATGATATTACTAGTGGTACAGATGCTGTTGTTGATTTATTTAAATATCAATTAGGATACTATACTCAACAAGGAAACATTGGTGGTGTTGGATTTATTCCTATTAACCTTCAATTATCAATGAAGGGACTTAGTGGACCTAGAATATATGAATCTTATACTATAAATGATGAAATACTTCCTGACAACTATAGAAATAATATCCAGTTCATAGCTAAAGGAGTATCTCATAAAATTAGTGATAATGATTGGGTTACTACTTTAGAAAGTCTTAGTGGCCCTAGACAAAGTAGTTTAAAACCATTAGGAAGTGAAAACTTCATAACAGGTGATGGAGGTACTGGAGGAAATTATCAACCTAACCCAGATAATAACAAACCAGTAGTAAATGAAAATGCTACCCCAACAGAAAACTCAATTATAGAAGCAACACCTACTAACCCAGGAGCATGGATCATAGTTAATGGTGATAAAAGAATTGACTCTGCTTATAAATTAAGAGCACATCACTCTGAAAAACAAAACTGGCAAGCTGATCCTAATAATATTAGAAGTGGAGGTTGGACTAGAACATTTGGAAGTAATACTAAAGGTGCAGCAGCATATGTATATGATTTAGTCTTGTATAGAGATGAAGGAAATGGAGTAACTAATAGACCTTCAGTACCATCCCCAGTAAATGGAAAAATTGTTCAACTTAATAGAGTTAAAGATTCATATATTACAATTGAAGAAGAAACTACAAAAGAATGGTATAGATTATTACATATGGATAACTTTACAGTTGGGGTAGGTGACACAGTCACTAGAGGTCAATTAATTGGAAAACAAAGTGATATAATGACTGGAAAAAATAAAAATGGAAAACCATTTAAGAAAAATGTCCATTTACATGTAGAGTTTCCTAATGGAGGAGTATTAATAAATTATATACATGACTTATTTAATAATACATTCTAATGGCTTATATTCCTCAAAATAAAATACAAACTAATCTATATACATCTGGAGGTGAATTTAAATACTTAAATTCTACTTTAATATATGTAGGTGCTTATCATAAACTTTACAACGGTAAGTACTTTACAGGTGCTACCCCTAATTTTCCTGATAAAAGAGAGATACTAGCTATACAAAATAAACAAGCATATGAACAAGCAGAAGCAGGAGGAGGAGAAGCTTCATTAGCTATACCTTATTCTCCAATATTACCTACACAGCAAGATTATTCTAATGGGGAATTTATACGTTATTTTAGTATTAAAAGAAATCAACCTATATTTACTGAAATAGATAAAGATACTTACAACCAATTTCAAAAACAAAGTTCTGATGTACTTTGGAAGTTATATAGAACATTTTCCTTATTTTGGAAACTAACAGGGACAATAGAAGATGTAGCTCAAGTAAATAAGAACATAATTGAGTTAACAGAACAAAGAGAAAAAGCATTAGGACTTGGTTTATATTTAAAAGAAAATTATATTCAATACTACAAATAATGTCAGAATATTTTCCATTTGATACCTCAGACATAGGATCCTATTCAGGGTCATTTTCTGGATCATTTTTTGGTGATGGAAGCGGGATTACAGGTATAAGTGCTTCTTTCTTTTCAGGAAGTGTTACAAATGCTATAAGTGCTTCTTATGCAGCTAATGGTGGAGTAACTCAATTATTAGCTGGTGCTAATATATCCCTATCACCAACTACTGGAGTTGGACAAGTTACAATTAGTTCAACAGCAGGTGGAGGAGGATTTAATACAGCAACAGGATCCTATGGATCTTTTTATGACACAACAACTCAAACTAATGTTGCTGGTACTGCTCGCTCAATGTCTCTTAATACAACAGACATTACAAATGGTGTATCTGTTTCCGGTTCTACAAATCCTTTTAACACATATATTAAAGTAGAAAATGCCGGTGTATATAATATACAATTTTCTGCTCAAGTAGATAAAACAGATAGTGGAACTGATGAGATATGGATATGGATTAGAAAAAACGGAACAAATTTAACAGATACAGCAACATCAATACAACTCCAAGGAAACGGAGCTCATTATGTTGCAGCGTGGAATTTCTTTGTAAATGCAGCTGCAGGTGATTACTTTCAACTAATGTGGTATTCACCAGACGCAAATGTACGTTTACATGCTGAGCCAGCATTTGGAGTAGTGCCAGGTATTCCTTCTTTAATAGTAACTGCAAACCGTGTAGACCAATTTTTATCAAACACAGGTTCATTCAGTGGATCATTTACAGGCTCATTATTTGGTACTGCAAGTTGGGCTACTAGTGCCGCAACAGCTTCATCAGTGAATGGTGCTACTATTAATAATACCGCTTGGACTTCATACACCCCAGTTTGGACAGCAGCATCAATAAACCCAGTTATAAATAACGGAACAATAACAGGTCAATATAAAGTAATTGGTAAAACTTGTTTTGTAAGAGGTAATGTAGCAATGGGATCAACCACAACATTCGGCACAGGAGAATGGTACATATCAATGCCATTTACAGCCTCACATGCAGATGCTATATTGATGACAGCAAATTTACTAGATAATGGAGCAGCGTGGTACAATGCCACAGTAAATGGAGCACGCGCTGGATTAAATTACAAAGCAGCAATACAGTATCAAGCTGTTGGAGGTACAGCTAATGACATAAACGCAACTCAACCATTTACTTGGGCTAATAGTGATAGATTCCTTTGGAATGGAAGTTTTGAAATAGCATAAAATAATAAATAATAATATTTATAACAAAACACTACTATGTCAGCAGGAAGATATTCATTTACAATAGAACAAGGAACTACATTCCAATTAGAATTAATATATAAAGATAGTAATCTAACCCCAGTTAATTTAACTGGGTATAGTGGGAGAATGCAGATTCGACCCACAGTAGATTCTAATACTGTTTATCTTACATTATCTAGTTCTTTAAATGCTGATGGTACTGGCCTAAATTTTAGCGGTAGCAGTGGAACTAACCCACCATCATCTGGCTCCATCGGAATATATATATCTTCATGTACCTCATCATTACTTAACTTTACTAACGCTTATTACGACTTAGAAATATATTCTGGTAGTAACTGCCCTTACACTGTAAGATTAATTGAAGGTCAAGTTCAACTTTCTAAAGAAGTAACTAGATGAGAGTTATAGAAGTAGTAACTCAAGGACCTGTTGGTCCTACTGGTCCTGCGGGCCCAATATCTACTGGATCATTATCCCTATCTAATGTCTTAACTTTAATCCCACAACACCCCTTACCATCAGGAGTAGCAACAGGATCATTTGCTGTATCATCAAGTGTACCTCCAAAACCTTATTTTTTCGATGGAACAAGTTGGAATGGACTTTATTAATATTTATAATAAATCTAACACGTGGTAAAGTTTTATGAGTAATACAGTAAAAGATAATTCTTCATTTAATTATATAACTGTTGTTCCTGAGTCTGGGAATAACATTACTGTCACTCAACCTCTTGTTAAGATAATTGAAATAGCAACAGTAGGACCTCAAGGACCATCAGGACCTCCAGGTTCAGGAAGTAGCGGTCCATTTATAGACTTTGGATCATATTGGGCTGCGGAAGATAATTTACAAGTTACAGGTTCATTTAAAACAACTGGATCTATTTTATTTGTAAGTACTAACTCTAGTATTGTATCAAATCCTGCTTTTGCAAGTAATGATTTCTTTTTAGTAAGAAATTTAATTACAACATTTGTAATAAATGATGGAGTACAAATCACATCATCAGCAAATAATCCTATACAAGTATTAGGTACTAATAATAATAACCTACTACAAGTATCACAAAGTGGATTAGTAATATTTTCTACATCATCAGTAAATCCTTCAGGTAACGCACCTAACGGAGGTATTTTATTTACTTCAACAAACTTTTTCGTAGGATTAGAATAGGTCCTAAATTACATATATTTATAACAAAATAAAAACATAAGAAATGGCAACTTGGAAGAAAGTCATAGTCTCCGGATCAAATGCGGAGCTTAATCAGATAACAGCTAGTGGAGGTATTAACTCTACTTTACCAAACCAACAACAATCAAACTTCGTATCTTATAATGCCTCAACAGGTCAATTAGGATATTTTAGTACTGGTTCACTTACAGCAGCAACAGCATCGTTTGTTACTGCTTCTAATGTTTATGGACCGTTTGGATCAAATAGTATCTTAAGCGCTTCATTTGCTGTATCATCAGCATACGCAGCTGGAGGTATAGTATCAGCTAACTTAACTCAAGGTACTGGTGTAACAGCATTTACTTATAATGGTGGAACAGCTCAATCAGTAGCAGTAAGTGGAGCCTCAGCGTTAACTACTAATAATCTTACTAAATGGACTGGGGCAGCTTTCTCAACTTCCAGTTTAACAGATAATGGTACAACAATTACTGGAGGTACTTCAATTCAACTTACAGGTGCCTCATCTACATTATCAGGTTCATTTAGTGGATCATTTTCAGGAACATTAACAGGAACAGCATCTTGGGCTTCTAATGCATTATCAGCCGTAAATGCTAACACAGCGTCATTTGTATTAACTGCACAAACTGCCTCTTATGTTCAAACAGCTCAAACAGCTTCATTTGTATTAACTGCACAAACCGCATCATTTGTTTTACAAGCAGTTAGTGCTTCATTTGCTACAACAGCAGCTACTGCTACAACAGCAACCTCAGCGAACTCAGCATCAAATATTACAAACGCTATTACTGCGGGTAATACTAATAATAACATTCTTACTGCAAATGGTGATGGAACAGTTACTGGTGAATCTACTTTAACATATGATGGTTCTTTATTAACAGTAAATGGTAGTGCTAACATAACAGGTAACTTAACTGTAGCAGGAACAGCTTCCTTTACTAACACAGATAACTTAACAATTCGTGACAAGTTTATCTTAATAAATAGTGGATCATCAACACTAGCAGACTCAGGTTGGATAACACAATATAACGCAGCAGGATCTGGATCAGCATTTTACTTAGAAGCTGGTGCAGCCGGTAACGCAGGCCCATATGGTCGTTTTGCAGTAGCATTTGATGTTATAGGTACTACTACAACACCAACACCTAGTGAATATGTAGTAACAGCAAAAATTAATCAAGCATCTAATCCAACAGATGCTGTACCACCAACATGGGGTACAGGATCAAGCGGAGCTGGTAACATGTGGATTACAAATGCTGGAGATGTTTTTATTTACGTATAAAATAAAATTAGAAAAGTTATGTCAATGCTAGATGACCTTAGAGGCAAATTTCAATCAACTGAAAAACAAGTTGATGTTGATACTAATAAACTAAGCCAACAAGAATTAGAATACCTGCTCACCCTCTTAAAAAATGTAAGTTTAAGAGGGGAGCATGTTGAAATGTTCTACGAATTAGTTTTGAAACTCCAAAAACAATACTTAGATTATCCATCTAAATAATAATAAAAAGTTATGAATTTATTCGCAGTAGATTTTAGTTTTAACGAACTACAATTCCTTAGACAATCATTAGATTTAGTATCAATTAAAGGTACAGACGCTAAATTTTTAGCTAGTCTTCAAATTAAAATTGAAAATGAATTAGTAGAAATACAACAAATGCTAGCTCAACAAGAAGTTGAAAAACAAGCAGCACTTCAAGAACTTATTGAAAGAGAGGAAAAAAAGACTAAAAAACAGTCATCCAATACCCCATCGTAATATTTATAATAAACATCTGTTGTTGGCCGAAAGGAAGTAGGCATATGCATGGCATAAATGTATGTATCTAACCGCAACATAATAATATTACTATGCCAAATTGGAAAAAAGTCATTGTATCCGGATCGGATGCAGTTTTAAACTCATTGTCGGCTTCGTCCCAAATTTCTATTGGGGCGGTAACAGCTTCATCAGAAGGAAGTATTATACTAGGTCCACCACCAGCAGGAGGAGCGGGTGAAGGTGGACAAATAATCCTCCAGTCTGGCCCTGGATATGCTTCAGGTTCACATTTAGATAACTGGCAAAACAATTTTCGCATAATGCGTGGGACTAATACTAATAGTCAAGCCGTTATTGCTCAATTTAATTTAGGTTCTCAACAAGTAACATTCCCACAATACCAAAACGTATCATCATTTCCAGGAACAGCTACAGCTAACTTAGCAGTTGACTCAGCTGGAAATATTATAACAGTATCTACAGCTGGTGGATCAGTTTTTCCATATACTGGAAACGCAGTTATAACTGGTTCTTTAACAGTAACTCAAGCTATAACATCTAGTGGGCCTGTTGTATCTCTTGCAAATGGGGCTATGTATTTTAGAGGAGGAGATGATGCTGAATTTTGGGATATTAATGTTGTAAACACAGTTGGTATATATGGTCAACAAGATCAAGGTATAGCGTCTGTTAAATTAGGTAATGGTGGTGGGACAATTTCTGGTAGAAGTGGCAGTATTGGAATAGGAACAATCACCCCTAACTCAGGAGCTTTACATGTAAATGGAGGAGTATTTGCTACCTCATTTACAGGCTCATTTACTGGGTCATTAGTAGGTGCTTTAACTGGGACAGCATCTTGGGCTGTAAGTGCTTCTCAAGCTACATCAGCATCCAACGCAGATTTTTTAGATGGTCAACATGGTTCTTATTATCAAAATGCGACTAATATTAATGCTGGTACATTAGCTAACACATACCTACCAGCAGCAATTAATGTAACAACAATAAGCGCATCAGTAGGTTTTACTGGTTCATTAACAGGTGCTTTAATAGGAACAGCATCATGGGCACAAAGTGCTTCAAATGCTATAACTGCTCAAAATGCAACATCTGCAGATTTAGCTAAAACTGTTAACACAGTATCAAGTAGTGTGAACGCTATTTTTTTTCCTACATTTGTAGATTCTAATAACGCACCAACAACAAATGAATCTTTATTTACCTCAAATGTAATAACTTTTAATCCTGGGGCACAAGTTTTATCTTCCCGTGGAATTACAGCGCAAAATGTCCAAATATCATCTTCATTAAATGTTACAGGTAGTGCTATTTTTGCTGGAGGGATAACTGGGTCATTATTAGGCACAGCTTCTTGGGCTACAAATGCAATTTCAGCTTCATTTTTACCATTAGCAACTTATAGTATAACTTCATCTTGGGCTACAAACGCAATTTCAGCTTCATTTTTACCATTAGCAACTTATAGTATAACTTCATCTTGGGCTGTAAGTGCTTCAAAAGCATCAACAGCTTCATTTGTTAATAACTTAAATCAAAACGTATTAATTACCGGTTCATTAACTGTAACTGGTAGTACTGTTGTAACTGGGTCAGTAAGAGGTAATGTTGTAGCTTTAACTATAACATCAAATACAGCTTCTGTTAACTTATCAAGTGGTAACTTTTTTACCTTAAATTTAGTTGGAGGAGCTACTACTCATATTAACCCAACTAATATTAGCCCAGGTCAAACTGCTAATATAAGAATATCTCAAAGTGCTACAGGTAACGGATTAGTAAGCTTTCCAACATTTGTAGATCAACCAAGTGGTTCATTATATACTGGTTCTCAAGTCGCTAGTGCTGTGGATATTATATCATTAGTAACATTTGATTCAAATATTGTATATGTAAGTTCTGTTAGAAATTTAGTATAAAAATTATGAATTTTACTCCATTTGCTTTCTTAGCACCAGTTATATCAGATATCCCAGTTGTAGCACCTCCACAAATTTCATATATATGGGTTGGTGGGAACTTTACTACATATAAAGCTAATAATATAAATAATATACTAAAAGTATTTACATCTGGTTCTATTGATAGTACTTTTAATATAGGAGAAGGGACATTTAGGCAAATTTTAGCTGTAGCTGTCCAAAATGATGGAAAAGTAATATTAGGAGGTCAATTTACTGCTTATAGTGGTTCTTCATTTACTAGAATAGTAAGAGTAAATTCTAACGGAACAGTAGATAGTACCTTTAATGGAGGGACTGGATTTAATGGTGATGTATATAGCATATTACCATCAGGTAGTAACATATATGTAGGAGGTAACTTTACTACTTACAGTGGATCAACAGCTACTAGGATAGTTAGACTTAATGCTAGTGGGACAATTGATGCTACATATAATGTAGGAGCAGGAGCATCAGGTATTGTTCAATCTATAGCGACCCAATCTGATAATAAAATAATATTAGGAGGATCATTCGCTAACTATAGCGGATCAGCTGTTGGTAATATTGTTAGAACTAATACTGATGGAACTAGAGATACTACATATGTTACTGGAGGTGGATTAAGCACAGCTGCTACTAAAGTCTTAATCCAACCTGATGGTAAAATATTAGCTGCTGGTAATTTTACTACTTATAGCGGATCAGGAACAAATGCTACTCGAATAGTAAGAACTAATGTTAGTGGGACTAGGGATGCTAATTTTATAGTAGGAGCAGGATTTAATCTTGTTACATACGCTTTAGCTTTAGAACCTAATGGTAAAATATTAGTAGGAGGTAATTTTACTACCTATAGTGGTTCATCATATAATCGAATAATTAGACTTAATGCTAGTGGTTCTATAGATACTACTTTCAATCCAGGAACAGGATTTGATGCATTTAGTGGAACCCAAAATGATCTGTTAGTTAGTGGATCTTTTATATATGTAGCTTCTAATTTTTTAACATATAGTGGTTCAAATATAAGAGGTATAATTAGATTAGAATCTAGTGGTACTATAGATAATACTTTTAACTATGGAACAGCTAGTGCTAACCTTACAGGTAGAGGGGTAGGTGTAACTAACACTAACTCTGGGGTTAGGGCCATGGCATTTTCAGGATCAAATGGTTTATTTTTAGGTGGGCAATTTTCTACATACCAAGAACCAATACAGGTAAGATCAGCTATGTTAAGCTCATCAGGTGATATTTCTTCATCATATAATGGGGATGCAATTGGATTTAATAATGGAATAGTACATTGTGCTATAACTCAATCTGATGGTAAAATACTAGTAGGTGGAAGTTTTACAGCATATGGAGCCACAACTGTTAACCAAATAGTTAGAATAAATAAAGATGGATCTAGGGATGCTGATTTTAATACTGGAGTGGGATTTAATAGTACTGTCTATGATATTTACCAACAATCTGATGGTAAAATATTAGTAGGAGGAGCATTTACTACCTACAGTGGGTCAACAGCTAACTTTTTAACTCGTTTAAACTTAAGTGGAGCAATTGATCCTACATTTGCATCTAGTTCTAGTTTAAACAACTCAGCATACTCAATAACTCAACAATCTGATGGTAAGATATTAGTAGCTGGTAACTTTACTGCTTATAGTAGTTCTGTAACTACAAATGCTACTCGAATAGTTAGAATTAATCTTAGTGGATCTAAAGATGACACATTAGCTACTAATACTGGTTTTGGTGTCACCATGAATAAAATTAAACAACAATCTGATGGTAAAATATTAGTTTGTGGTGGGTCTACAACCTTTAACGGAGCATCTACATATAGATACATCTATAGATTAACAGATAGTGGAGCACTAGACAATAGTTTTAACTCAGGCACAACACCAAACTTCCCAAATGGTGTCATATATAACTTTGACATAGCCTCAGATGGAAAAGTAGTATTAATAGGAGACTTTACTACTTACAGTGGCTCATCATATAATCGAATAGTTAGAACAAACAATAGCGGAGCTGTAGACACTACTTTTAACCCAGGAACAGGATTTGATTCTATGATAGCAAATACCGCTCTCCCAACTTCATATGTAAGAATTGACCCTGCTGGTCCGATATATATTGGTGGTAATTTTACTTCATATAGTGGATCAAGTTTAGTTAGAAGTATAGCTAAAATAGAATCAAATGGGACTATATCTTCAGATTGGAACTATGGTACTACTCCATTATTTAATAACTCAGGATCAGGATTTAATAATTATGTTTCAACAATAATACAAGTATAAAAATATGACACTTAAAGAATTTTTATTAAACAAAACTTTAGTAGCGGTTGAATTAATTGATTTTGATTACAACCAAATAATTAATGTCTTTGTAGACAATAATATATGTTATGGATTAAACATAGATACATCAAATATACCATCTGGTATTCCTTTAGATTATCGCACAGATTTTACTTTAGTAAATGATATTTTATCTGTAGGTGATATTTCTTTAAACACTAACGATGTAGAAATGCTTTAATAAAACTTGGCTTACAAAATCTTTATTACTATATTAATAGAAAATAAAGGTTATGTATTGGCTAGTAGAAACTAAAGATCAATTAAGAGAATTTTTTAATCAAGACTATAAAGAAGTCTTTGTTGAGATTATTCCTTACCATAATCAAATCCATCCATCCTTAAATGATGTATGTTTAGTCTATATTAGACCAACTTATGATTCTAAAGGGTATATGTTTTGTATTGACCATAGTGAAACAATGTCACTTGGAAAAACATATGTTGAAAAACTATTAAAACATATAGACACAGTTTATGTTAGAGATAAAAAATCATTTCTATATTATTTTCAATTAAACAAAGTAACAGATATTTCTTCTATTAAGTATGTAGAAACACCATCTGAACCTGTATTTGATATCTTTTATAGGAAACATCCTAATAAAACGGATATTAACAAAATAATTCCAATAGTTAAGCATTATGAGATTTGTGAGAATATTTATACTCAACTTCAACAAACGATATTGGAGCCAAAACCAGAATATGTTAAATTTTATAATAAAGGTGCTTTAGCATTTTTTGGAATTGAAAAGAACGGAATTAAAATTAATGAAGACAAGTTTTATAAATACTATGAACCAAATAATAGCTTATACTCGATACGTGATAGTAGGGTGTTTACTCAATATAACCTCAATACTACAACAAGACGTCCATCTAATGCCTTTAATAGCATTAACTTCGCTGCTCTAAAGAAAGACAACCACTCAAGATCGAGCTTTATACCACAAAACAATGAATTTCTTGAAATCGATATTTCAGCATACCATCCGACTTTGGCTGGACAACTGGTTGCTCATGAATTTGACAACCCTGATATTCATGCTGATTTTGCTAGCATGTATGGTGTAGACTATGCTAAAGCAAAAGAATTAACATTTAAACAGTTATATGGAGGAGTATTTGAAGAATACAAATCACTCCCATTCTTCCAGAAAATTCAAACATATGTTCAAGAACAGTGGAAATTGTTTAATAAACAAGGCTTTATTAACGCTCCTATATCAGGTTATATGTTTAAAAAGGATTCATTAGAAAATATGAATCCACAAAAGTTATTTAATTATATCTTACAAAACCTAGAAACATCTACAAACATAGGTATATTACTTAAGATTCATAAAATATTAACAGGTAAAAATACTAAAATAGTTTTATACACGTATGACTCATTTCTACTTGATTGGGATGAAGATGAAGAGCAAGAATTAGAACAGATCAAAAATATATTTAAAGAAATGAAGTTATCAATAAAAATTAATGGAGGGAAGAATTATGACTTTTAA